TGCTGCAACTAAAATTGTTGCAGGTACAGGTAATAATGTAGGTGTTCTAGATGGTGCAGATACAACGTATAGAATTTATGCTGGTCATGCTACGGCTGCTTTAGCCCCTTTTAGAGTTAAGCAAGACGGTACGGTGATTATTGAGAAAGCTACGTCTACTGGAAAGCTAGTGATAGAGGGTGATGTAATTAAGGTGTACACTACCGTTGGGGGTGTTGATACTCTTAGAGTTAAATTAGGAAACCTAGCATAATATGAGTCATGGCATCCAGATGTGGGATAGTGCAGGTGTGCTTATCTATAGTTCGACAGACATTACTTGGAATTACCTAGGGTCGTTTACTGCACCTACGAATACTTCTACTACTTTTACAGGTATAACCCAAATGACAGAGCACAAAGTAATTCGTCAGATGGTAAACCAACTGACCAGCGATGATGAAGCTTACATCCACACCTTTACTTTAGTGTCAGGTGTTCTAACGTGCACAGCACCAGACACTAGCAACACTACAACTACACTTTTCACAGTATTAGGGAGATGATATGGGCTATGGCTTACATATAACCAACGATAGCAATCAAGTACTTATCGATTCAGATATCTCTCAAATGCACTTTGCAGGGGTCTATACTTCTGTTTCTGATGTTGAAGGTGGAACTCTACAGAACCATCAAGGTGGAACTGACAACTCTGGTGGTAACTTCCCATACCAAAACCTAAACTCACTTGGTTCTACCATAGGTCATATTTACACTTACCATATCACACAGGCAAATGTAAGCTCTAAACCCCCTATGTGCTTTATAAAGCCAACTAGTACAGGTTCAGGTGCGCCCTTTGCAGGTATCATCTTATCAAAGTTTGATGCTGGGATATGGAAGATAGATGTACTGCAAGCTACCTATACAGCAGTAGGCCCAAAGTTATATGTGTTTACTACTCTAGATCAATTGAATCTAGGGTCTGATTCTTATGGGCTAAGGGTTATGAATGAGGCGGGTGAAGCCACGTTTAATTCACAAAATCGGCCTTTAAGAATAGTCAGCGGTGGTACGATAAATACCCCTACACTGGCACACACAGGTAGCTTAGGTAGTTCTTGGTTAGGAACACTAGATGTAAACTGTACACCTAGCGATATGACTCACGCAGCTAGTAGTATTACTATCGACAAACAGTTATATTATGTTCCATCGATAGCGCATTGTGCATTGCAATACGCTCATAGTGAGTCTGATTCAGGTATTCATAATTGGAACAGCTATGCTTGGGCTAGAAATGATTTGTATTGGGCTTTCTATAGGTCTGCCTTTAGAATACTAAGTACTACTACATTACAATGTAGTTACGCTATATTCTATAGAGGACACTTGGCAAGAACTGCAGCCGACTCTGGCTTTGTACTAAGCCTTGAAAATCTGCTTGGAAATGTAGATGCCTCGGTTGGTTCTGCAGGTATGGTTCCTTATAATAACTCCTCTAGGAATGTTGGAGAGGCGCAAGCGGTTATTATTACCAACTCAGATTGGTACAATTAAAGCAGGTATATCTATGGAAATAGAAGGTGGATGGAAGGTTTTAAATAAAGAAGAGGTAGCTGGGGAATACTTAGTAACTGTTGAATTGGTTTCAGTAGCCTCTTGTAATTACACTGAAGAGGTCCACGAGCAGCTGCATGAGGAGTTAATAGGACACACTCATCGCACTGTAATATCTACCACTTTGCTTACCTTCGATCACGACCCAACTACAGAAGATGTTGGAACTGCTGTAGATGAAACAGGCTTTTGTCCAATATTGGCAGATGTAGATATAGTTGTTATTAAGACAATAACCGAAGGTGAGGAAGATGTCTTAGAATATAACGCTAAGTTACAACCAACAGAATTTGCTGCGTTGTTTGACATGCTACCTATTAGTGTAGAGGTTATACCTACTTCAATGTCTCTAAAAGGTGACTGGCTTCATTTATACTATGCGAGTGCTAAGCACGAGCCCCCCACACAATTCTTCATCGACTCGTTCTTTCTTTATTCTGTACGTATTCATAAGAATACTGGGGAGATTAGACGAAAAGGCTATAACAAAGGCTTGACCCTGGCCTCAGAGGTTACAAGTACTCTAGTGGGGTTTGAAGAAATAGAGAATATACTCGCTACTGGCACCTATCTTGATGAACCCAGGGTGACTATTTACCACATGAAATCTTCAGATGAGAAGGACTATGTCACTAATGTCGCTACGGTAGAAATACCATACTACGGGACAACCTTCGAGAATGGTGTTGTAATACGCACTAGAGAATACACGAGAGAGATGAATAATGTATAAGGTAAACCTAATAGTTTGTCAGTATGAACATAAGCAGGTTAAAAATTATGATAAAATCACGAAAAAGCCTTTGTACCCCCAGAATATGATAGGATACGCACTATGAAGAATAATATATCAGATTTAGATATTGATGCGACTGAACTAGATACTTTAGTTGATTGGGAAAACCCACCTAAAATTGAAGACCTGAAGCAAGACTTAACAGAAGCACAGTCTGCTCATTCAGATCATATCATCGATGTCGAGAACTGGTTAGACGCTCTAAACGGCAAACAGAAGCTTAGCACTAAACCTGGTCGTTCTAAGATTGTTCCTAAACTTATTCGTAAGCAAGCTGAGTGGCGTTACGCTGCATTAAGTGAACCTTTCCTATCTACCGATGACTTGTTCAATACAGCACCGGCTACCTTCGAAGATAAGAAGGCTGCTGAGCAGAATGGTCAAGTACTTAACTACCAAATTAACTGCAAGATTGATAAGACTAAGTTTATCGATGAATACGTACGTACATGTGTGGATGAAGGTACATCTATTATTAAGTTAGGTTGGGACTACAAAGAGGAGACTGTTGAAGTTGAAGTACCTGACTTTGATTTCCAACCTACACAAGAAGCAAACCAAGTACACCAACAGTTACATGCAATGATGCAAGAAGACCCTGAGAGATTTCAACAAGAAATCCCACCAGAGATGCAACAAGCACATGAAATGTCTATGCAAGGTGGTACAGCAGTTATGCCTGTACAGGTAGGTTCACATATAGAAGAACAAGTTAAAATTATTAAGAATCAGCCTGAGTTAGAGGTGTGTGATTACAACAATGTAGTTATTGACCCAACTTGTCAAGGTGACCTAAATAGTGCTGAGTTTGTTATCTATAGTTTTGAAACATCAATGTCTCAACTTAAGAAAGATGGTAGATATGATAATTTAAAGTACGTATCTTTAGATAACAGTAGCCCACTTAATGAACCTGATTTTGAATCAGGTGATGATAGTAGCTTTAAGTTTAAAGATGATGCACGTAAAAAGATTGTAGTTTATGAATACTGGGGTTTTTGGGATATTAATGGCACAGGTGAAGTAGAACCTTTTGTAGCTTCATGGGTAGGTAATACATTAATCAGAATGGATGAGAACCCATTCCCAGATAAGAAGCTACCATTTGTAGCAATACAATACTTACCTAGACGTAAATCTATCTATGGTGAACCTGATGGAGCATTACTAGAAGACAATCAGAAGATTGTAGGTGCTGTAACTCGTGGTATGATTGATATTATCGGTAGAAGTGCTAATGGTCAGATGGGTATCCGTAAAGATGCACTAGACGTAACTAACGCTCGTAAGTTTGAACAGGGTGCTGATTATAAGTTTAATTCTAATGTAGACCCTAGACAAGCTTTTCACATGGAAGTGTACCCAGANATTCCTGGNAGTGCCTTGAATATGCTTAACCTTCAGAACAATGAAGCTGAATCACTTACAGGCGTTAAAGCGTTTAGTCAGGGTATTACAGGTCAAGCATTAGGTTCTACAGCTACTGGAATTAGGTCAGCACTAGATGCTTCATCTAAACGTGAGCTAGGTATCCTACGTAGATTAGCTAATGGTATTAACCAGATAGGGCGTAAAGTTATCTCTATGAACGCTGAGTTCTTATCTGACCAAGAGATTATCAGAGTCACTAATGAAGAGTTCGTTGCTATTAACCGTGAAGACTTAGGTGGTATGTATGACATTAAACTAAACATATCTACTGCTGAAGCAGATAATGAGAAAGCTCAAGAGTTATCATTCATGTTGCAAACTATGGGTAATAATATGGACCCAGCGATGTCACAGATGATATTAGCGGATATTGCACGTTTACGTAAGATGCCTGACCTAAGCAAACAAATTAAAGAATACCAGCCGCAACCTAATCCTATGGCTGAACAGAAAGCACAACTTGAAAT